GTTTCAATGCATCTGTTAGTGCTTGTCTTTGTTCAACTGTCAAACCGTTAATAGTTGTTGTGTTTGATTGGTTGATAAATTTAGTTTTGTAATTAGCTCTTGTGTCGTTGTTAGTTTTGGTTAATCTCACATTGTCTTCAATTTTTACCCATCTAAGACCATCGTATCTAAACAATCTGTTAGGTAAGAAATCTGTTCTCAAGAAATAGTCACCTTTGTCAACATTGCTGTTAGGAAAACTTGTACCAAAACCTGCAGGGTAGCCATTTGGTGGAATACCATCACCGTCAACATAAAAACCATAGTGCGATGCCGCTGGTGTGTCTATCACAGAGTTAACAGTTTGGTCTCCACTAACACTACTTAAAGTGTCATTTACAGTGTCGTGTCTAATTAAACCTCTTTCATCAACTGGTGCCACATAATACTGTTTGTAATTAAATCCTGATTTAGGTGCATCCTGTTCGGCCTGTGCTACCACTTGATCGTTAATTTCTTTTTCTTTGTTAAAAGTACTCATGTAACTTGCTAAAGAACCTGTTGAGTCAGCATCTCCAATAATATCTCTGAATTCTTGTGAATCCACTAGAGTTTTAAGTTTGACTCTTAAAAGATGTGGCCACCAAGTTTGAGAAAATCCTTCTGCGGCTCTGTTCACATCTTCAACTACATAGTACCTTTTTAAGGCAATTGGTATACTGGCATCTAAACTGTAATCCTCTTTCATGTGAGGAAATTCAATTACATCTCCTGACATGATTTTTCTACCTATTCTCTCAACACAGTCGTTAAGGTGCACAGTTAAAAACAGCGTATCGTTTTGTAAAAACATGCCAAATTGGCTCAAATTGAAGTCAATATCTTGCACATTGTAAATGCCTCTGATTGTGTAAATGTCATCAGCATATTTTCTGTCTCTGTTTTCTAAAAATAAAAGATCTTGTATGGTTCTTTCACTGGTCTCACTTGGTGCATAATTGGGTTGAGTTGGCGATGCCGCACCGTCTTTGTTTGTATCACCCTGTCTGTGCGGTCCGAGGTATTTGTGTAAGTGTAAATCCGTACCTCCAACAGTGAACATCTCTTTGATGTTGCGATCAAAAAACTTGTAGTCATTGCCTTTTTCAGGCTTAAAAATTGATAGTCTAGGCATTACACATATTTATTGTTAGGGCAAAGGCAATAAATATCACTATGTCAGAACTACAAACCATGCAACAAGAAGTGTTTGACTATGTCAAAAACAACCTAGGTGAAGGTATGATCGAGGTTGAACTTGATCCTAAACACTACGAAACTGCCCTAGAAAGAGCAATAAACAGATACAGACAAAAATCATCAAATGCTGTGGAAGAATCCTATGCCTTTTTAACTCTAACAGAAAATCAAAACAAATACATTTTACCTGATGAAATTATCAACGTGAGAAAATTGTTTAGAAGAACAGTGGGATCACGAACAGAAGGCGGAGAAGGTGGAACTTTGTTTGAACCATTTAACCTGGCTTATACCAACACATACCTACTTAGAGCAGGTGCCACAGGCGGTCTTGCAACCTATTATGCTTTTGCAAGTTATCAAGAATTAGTGGGCAAACTGTTTGGATCTTTTATTCAGTTTCATTTTGATGTGGCCACAAAGCAACTGACAATCACACAAAGACCCAGAGCAACCAACGAAACTATTCTGATGCACACAGACAATTTTAGACCTGATATCACTCTGTTAAAAGATATCTACTCAAAACCATGGATCAGAGACTATACACTGGCAGTATGTAAAACCATGCTGGGTGAAGCAAGAGGAAAATTTAACACCATTGCTGGACCACAGGGCGGAACAACTCTAAACGGTGACCAACTAAAACAACAAGGCTTTGCTGAAATGGAAAGACTTGATGCAGATATTGGAAACTTTGCAGAAGGTGGCACACCTCATAGTTTTGTTATAGGTTAATTCAATCTACTAATATAATAAGTACAATTGTTAAACAGGCAAACAAAAGGCAAAAATTATGGCACAAAAGAAATACTTCAAAACTCTATCCAAATTATCTTACACACAACTAAAACAATTGACAATAGCATTTGAAATCTTGTTAAAAGCAGGACCCAATTGGCGTATCACATATCATATGTTAAATGCTGTAAGAGAAATCAAGAAAGAACTTGAAAAAAGAATAAAAAACTGTTAAACTACTAAAACTTATGTTGATAGGTTTAGTAGGACTAATAGGCTCTGGCAAAGACACAGTGGCTAATAGGCTGGTGTCTCACCATGGCTTTATTCAGGATTCATTTGCAAAAAGTTTAAAAGATGCTGTTTCAAACATTTTTGGGTGGAGTAGAGAAATGCTAGAAGGTAACACTAAAGAATCCAGAGCATGGAGAGAACAGCCTGATAAATTTTGGAGTAATAAATTTGGAAAACCCACAACTCCAAGATGGGTACTTCAATATTTTGGCACAGAAGTCTGTAGAGGTAATATGCTTGATAGTATTTGGGTCGACTCCTGTATGGCAAGATATGCTGGCAAAAACACTGTGATATCAGATACAAGATTTGTAAACGAAATAAAACAGATTAGAGCACAAGGCGGTAAGATTGTGTTGGTGAAACGTACGACTATGCCTAACAAACAACAAATGATAGATTCAGGCGCTCATAGATCCGAATGGGATTGGATTGGCTGTGACTATGATTATGTGCTGGAAAACACAGACACAATCGAATCTCTACACAAACAGATCTATGATATGACTAATCATCTACTTCCAAATCACCAAGAGACCAACCGAGATTCTGCGTAGATTTCAAACGCTGACAGTTTGCACAAATTGTTTTGAGATTGTAAGCAGATGTGTTTGCTCTGTTTCCATCAACATGATAAACATCCATTTGTGCAGATGATGCTTGTTTAAAGCCGCACAATTCACATCTTTTTTTCTTTCTATATCCGGCTTTGTACCATTTGGCCGCATAACCTGTTTTGAGTTTGTTTTTCTTTCTAATGCATGTATCACATTGGCTTCGCCAATAGATAGTTTTGCCTTTTTTGTAGGCATACGCTCTAGGCTTGTTTCTACAGGTTTTGCACAAAGGTCTTTTCATTAGTTGTATTTACGTGCCCTATATAGGTACCTAAAATAGCCACAGTTATGACGTATTTTACCGTATTCACTATAAATAGCAATAACGAACCTTGCAAGGAGAACAAAACATATGGCAACATTAACTAGTCCAGGAGTAAACGTTTCAGTAATAGATGAAAGTTTCTACGTACCATCGGATGCAGGTACAACTCCACTTATTATAGTAGCATCTGGTCAAGACAAACAAAACGGAGCAGGTGACGGCACAGCGTCTGGTACACAGACAGCAAATGCTAACACAGCATACTTGATCTCATCACAAAGAGAATTAACAGAAACATTTGGTGATCCAAAATTTTATACGGATGCATCAGGTGGTGCAATCAACGGTTACGAACTAAACGAATATGGTTTACAAGCGGCTTACTCATTCCTTGGAGTTGCCAACAAAGCATATGTTTTAAGAGCCAATGTAAACATGACCGAATTAGTTGGATCAACTTCAGCACCAACCAATGCACCAAATGATGGAACTTACTGGTTTGATTTAGCAAGTTCATCTTATGGATTATTTGAATGGTCAAAAACTAATCAGTCATTTACAACAATTACACCTAAACTAATAACTTCAGTTACAAATCTAGTAGGCAATGTGTCTACTGGTATACCAAAAACAAGTTATGGATCAAACGGTGACTATGCAATTAATACCACTGCTGTTACTAATCCAATCTACTACAAAAACGATACAGGTAGTTGGGTACAAGTGGGTTCAACTAGTTGGCACACAAGTTGGCCAACAATTGAAGGAACAGCAACTTCAGGTACACTTGTAAACGGGCACACAATTGTGCTTAACGGCAAAACAGTTACTTTATCAGGCACAACCTTTGCCGCTTTGGCTACTTCAATCAACAACGCCAACGTCAACGGTGTTACTGCCGCAGTTGATGGCACAACAGGCAAAGTAGAAATCTACCATAACGGTACAAACTATGGTGATTCAGTGGGTGGTGCCAACACAATTGATTTAGAAAACGGCACAGGTACAATCTTAACAGTGGCTGGCTTAACAGCAGGAACTTACAACGGTGTAAGTTTTGAACAAAAGAAACACTCTAACAGACCAACATGGAAAACAGCAGAAGACAACAGACCAAATGGTTCTTTATGGTTTAAAACAACAACTCCTAATTCAGGAGCAGACATTGTTGTAAAACTATACAGTGCAAGTTCTGCTAGTTTCTCAACTGTTGACGCACCAATTTATCAAAACAACCACACTGCGATCTTCAACTTAGATCCAAGTAATGGTGGTACTTCAATTTCAGAAGGAACACTTTACACACAATACAATGTTGCAGAACAAAATGCAGTGGATGACGGAGACACAACACTAGCAGTGGGTGACTTCCAAGTGTTTAGATACGAAGGTGGCGAAACCGTGATACAATCAAACAACACAAGTCCAGTTTTTGTAAAAGACGAAACTTTTGTGTTGGCTGAGTCTATCAAAGGACAAGCCGCTTTATCAAGCAAGACAGTGACAATAGTTGGACCGGGAGATTCTACAGGATCTGACGCAGAAGACTTTGTTACATCAATTTCAAATGCAGGCTTTACTAACATCGAAGCAAGAGTAATTGATTCAGGTGCTTTAAAAGGTGCTATTGAAATCAAACACACACTTGGCGGTGAGTTTAGAATGTATGATACAGCAGGAACTCCATTGGCAGATGCAGGCTTTAGTGCCGCAACTGCTCATTCATATGGAACATACACAGCAAACAGTTCTACATTGATTGACAACTTATACGATGCTCCAGCAGGTGCTACAGAAGATTCAACTGCTCTTCCAGCAACTATAATTGCATCAAACTTCAAACGATTATCATACACTGCAAGTACATCAGCACCAACTAATGAACCAAGCAATGGAAAATTATGGTACAACACCAACTTGGACGCTGATATATTAGAGCACGATGGTACAAGTTTCAGAGGCTACTTAAATGTAAACAGTGGTACTGATCCAAATGGTCCACAATTTAGTGCAACAGAACCAACTACTCAGTCAGATGGTACTCCTTTAGTCAACAACGACTTATGGATTGATACATCTGATTTAGAAAATTATCCTAAATTATACAGATATAACACATCTGCTACATTGAGTTCAACTAACACTTCAAACGGAGTTACTGTGACAACAACAGGTGCCGCTTTTGAATTAGTTGACAAAACAGACCAAACCACAGAAGACGGTGTTGTGTTTGCTGATGCTAGATGGCAGACAACAGCAGAAAAAAATGCAGATGGAAACACAGGTGCAGGAACAGCATCTTCAATTAAGGATCTTTTAAGTGACAACCACTTAGATCCAGATGCTCCAGATCCAGCATTATATCCAAAAGGTATACTGTTATTCAACACAAGAAGATCAGGATACAACGTAAAAGAATACAGAAACGATTATGTTACTACTACAATTTACCCAGGTTCAGGTTCAACTGGATTGGGTAACATTAGATCTAGTAACGAATCTGTTGCTGGTTACTATCCAGACAGATGGGTGACTAAATCTACAAACAATGCTGACGGAAGTGGCACATTTGGTAGAAAAGCACAGAGACAAGTAATTGTAAATCAATTAAAAGCAGAAATAGATACAAACCAAGCAATCAGAGAAGATCAAAGAGGATTCAATGTTATTGCTTGTCCAGGTTATCCTGAACTTATATCTAACATGATCAACCTAAACACCGACAGAAACAGCACAGCGTTTGTGGTAGGTGATACACCATTAAGACTGGCAGGAACATCTACAGCAGTGAGCAACTGGGCAAACAACTCAGCAGGAGCCTCAGCA